TGGGCCCTCGCTTGTGATGTCGATGCCCGGGCGGTTGTTGTCGATGAAGTAAGGATCGTACCCCTCAAAGCCGCCCAGCCTCCGCACGGCCAGCAGGGCAAAGAAAAGCGCCGCGGTCAGCAGGACCAGGGCGGCGGCGGCGCGCAGGGCGCGGTTCACTGGATCAGCCGGGCGTATTTCGAGGATACCCAGCCGTTGGAGTTGTCGAAGATGATCAGGTACCAGTCCCGTCCGTCCACGGCCTCGGTGACGCCCCGGTAGATCAGGATGTCGCCCTCGTGGGCTGTGCCGATGTCCCGGGAGGACGTGCCCGGGGCGCTGCGGACGTTGACGCTGCCCCCGGTGATCTGCACGTGGCCGCAGGTGGCGGCCAGCAGCGCGGCCTCGGTGGCCTGGTCGTAGACGCCGGTCTGCTTCAGCTTCGCGGACTTCTGGAATGCCTTCACCGCGTCCTCGGTCTCCTTGCCGAAGTCGCCGTCCGCGCCGTATTCGGGCAGGCAAGAGGGGTTCCACTTGAGGAGGCGCTGCTGCAGGGCCTGTACCTGTTGCCGTTCCGATGCCACTTACGCTCACCTCGGAATACCCATAGTAGCCGTCATCGCTGGCTCTGTAAGTGCCGTTCTCAGTGATATGCTTTGTTCCGAGCACAGTCTCGTCCTCCGGCACCCACAGGCAGGCCCCCCCACCGACAAGGTTGGTTTTCAATTTATCAACGGTGAGCTGCTTGCCCTGCCCGCCCTCTTGAATAACGATATTCTTGCTCATATGCTCACTCCGTATAATCTCCCTGATAGACGCGCAAACCGGTGAAAACCGCATTAATGACTACCTGCCCACTGGTGCTGCCAATAAACGGCCCTGTATAATTATTGTTATTACCTGCAGGCACAGCAATTTCTTGGGCTCCAGTCGGTTCAAACGCCAGGATGTTGTCCTTGTAGATGTGCCATTTGTTATTGGCGTCTACATATACCTTGACTTTTGCCCCGTCAAAAAAAGCACCGTCTGTAATACTTGAATCCTCCCAGCTGCCGTTATAAAACGACCATTTACCAGTGCTCCTGTAAATAAAACCTCGGTCCGTATTTGCCATGATAAATCTGCGGTGGTCTCCGGAGGCAAGCTGCATCGAGGCAACGTCTAAATACAGTGTCATGCCGCCTGCGAAATACGGTATGATAGTATTTGCGCTCCCGCTGGCCGGGAAAGTCGCCCCCGACGAATTATACGTAACCCCGCGAAATACCCCTGTATATTTTGTAAAATCCATGACGGCTACGGCGTCCGGATAGCCACCGCCGCCCCCGCCACTATTTACTCTTTTTACAACAACCGTAACCATAGGGCTACCTGTAGAGGCCGCGGTTATTGTTATTACGTCGCCTGTCTCAAATGCTCGTGTAAAATTCCATAAGTACACATAGCAAGACGAATAATATGACGTAACATTAACATTAACCCCGTTGACCTGAACTGTATGAGTTGAGTTCACAAACATCTGCACATAAACGATGTACTCATCATCATCAGGAATAGTTATTGTTTTGCTATAAGAAAAGCTGCCAGAAGTTGAATAAGCATTTTCAGCGCACAAAACATCATCCCCACCTCCACCGCTGACGTTTACCGTCACCGGCGCATAGCCGTCCACCCCCGTGGGCGGGGTGATTGTACCGTTTTCCGTGACCGTCAGGGGCTGAATTACGGCGCCACCACCGCTGACATTGACTACCACCTCGTCGTTGGCGGTGGTGTCATAGGTTCCGTTGGCAATGACGGACCGCGAAGTCTGCGCCACCAGTGCGCCGTTCTGCACCACCTTGCCCTCGTCCCCGGCTTCATAGCTGTTTGGAACGTTCACGTTCGCGCTGGCATAGTCCGTCACGTCATGGGTTCCGTTCGCCGTGATTTGCTTTGTGCCAGTAGGAGTGATGCCCGTGGGTATAGCCTGTATCGCTGCCGCCATATCACCGGGTCGATAGGTCGTAGCTGCGCCATTCTTTGACCGTATTGCTTCGGCTATGTCATTCAGATGACTTTCAGTCACAAGCACCTTGCTCATTCAATCACCCCCGTGATTTCCAGCGTCGTTTCATCCTGCGATTCGGTTATGCTGTCCACACTGATGACGTGAAGGATCTTTTTGTACAAATCCAGCGCCACATCACAATTCTGGATATTCGTGTTCTTCCCAGCCACAATGGTGCCCGTGGCGTTTTCGTTCAGCGGTCTGAAAATGTACCGATGCCTGTTCATCGACTTGTCGATATACGGATTCGTGATTGAATAAGCATATCCAACCGGAAAGGAATACATTTTCTTGCCGATCTGCTTGCCATTCCACTTGTACAGGATTATGAGATTTCCAGTTTCGACAGCCAACACGCCCGTCAGGTGCATTGCAGCTTTAGCCTGCAATCCAAACGTGAACGTCGCTCTATTGATATAGCCCGACACCATGTTTTCATCGTCGATGTGAACCAGCACCTTATCGCCCGGAATATAAGCCCCGTTGTTTACCGCGTCGAAATCCAGCTCCGTGCGGTTGAAATACCAGGCTGTCAGGCGCGTCAGGACATCCGATACGTTATCCTCGTTCAGCAGGTACAGGCCTTTAATGTCCACTATGTTTTCGGGCGCGGCCGCAGGGACGTTCTGGTTCTGAATCGTGAACGTGGTTTCGGTCACGATGTAGGTGTTGCCTATATCGTCCTGCACATAGGTGTCGGTGGTCTGCGGTGTACCCAGCGTAAAGCTGTAGGCGTGGCCCCGGATTGCCGTCACCCATTCGTTGTAGATGATTGTGGGCTTCCAGTAAGTATCGCCCATCGGTATCATCGTCTCGGTTTCGTCTATCGGCAGGATCTCAATGCCCTGATTGAAGAACGTCTTGACGTATGCGCCGATGGTAAACGCCACCCACAGCAGCCGCTCCCGCGCGGTCTGCTGGGGGCAGAAGCCTGTGATGGTTTCGCCGCTGAACGAGCTGTCCAGCGAATACCCCATCGGGATCACGCTGCCCAGCGTACTCCACACGATGGCATCGTCCAGGACGCTGGTGACGCTTGCGCCGTTGTAATAGGTCGCGGGAAGGGATATGCGGTCGAGTATGCCGATCTCGGACTGCGCCCTCAGCCGAAGCGTCCGCTGGTCGATGTGTTCAGCGTATACAATCCAATACTGCGCCCACAGGTTGTCCAGGTCGTCGTATAGCTCGGCCATCGCGCCGATCGCTATCGTGTCGGCGGTGTGGATATCAATCTGAAACTCGTTGATCGGGATGGACGCGCCGGCGATGTCAGCGGAAGGGGCAAACGACGGGTTGGTGATCTCAGTATAAGTGCCGATCAGATGCGGCAGCCCGTCGTATGTGTATGCCTTGATGTACATAAGCCCTCCTAATAGTAGATGCTGTCCGCGTCGACATAATATGCCATGAGCTCCCATCCGTCCTCGGTGAAGGTGTAGGTGTCACCGATGTTGGGCGCCTGCACGTCTGGCAGCGGCGTCAGGCCGCGCTGGATGGCCTCGCCCAGGGTCAGCTTTTTGCTGGGCCCGTTGGGCGCGATGGAGAATTGCAGCCCGTCCCAGTAGGTGTAGCCGCTCTCCAGCTGCTTGTAGACGTCCTCCGGGTCCACCACCTTGCCGGTGAGCTGGATCGTGTCGTTGTTGTAGGGCAGCACGAACAGGTGGCCGTCCACCGGCTCGGTCAGCTGCTCGATCAGGTTGGCATAGCGGCCCTTGTTCTTCAGCGGCATTTCCAGCCTGATCTCATAGCTGTAGTAGGTGCCCAGGATGTCCCGGAAATAAGAGCCGTCCAGCATCAGGCCGCTGATCTCGCTCTCCTTGATCTCCGCGCTGCGGGTCGCGGTGCATTTCACGCGGTACTCGATGCCGTCAATTGAAAACATGGCACTCACCTCGCAATCTGGACGCCCAGCCGAATCTGTTCATCCCGGATGGGAGGATACAGCACCCGCCCGATCACTTGGCCGTCCAGCACCAGCAGCGGCGTCTGGGGCGCGGCCTGCGTGGGCGTCAAGGGCGCGGTAAAGGTTCGGCCCCCGGCCGGGCCCTGCGCCGCCGGGCTGGCCTGCGCTACCTCGGGCAGGCCGAAGGTCCGCGCCAGCTGGTTGGCCACCTGCTGCTGGTTGTTCTTCAAGCCCTTCACAAACAGGTCGACCATATCCGGCGCGTAGGTGTGGAAGTCGGAAAGCGGGCCCGCCTTCGGCTCCGAAAAGCCCAGGAAGTTTTTGATCGTCTGGGCGAAGTTGCTCACTGTCTGCACCGCCCGGTCCCACATCTGGCGGATGCCGTTGATGAAGTTGGCGATCAGATCCCGGCCCCAGTTCAGGGCGTTCTGCCCCAGGTTGCTGAACCACTGGCCGATGCTGTCGATGGCGTTTCGGATCCAGTCGGCTGCGTTGTTTACTCCCTGCACGATGTCCGCCCAGGCATTCAGGAAGAATTCCTTGAAGCCCTCGACATTGTTCCAGCAGTAGATGAATGCTGCCACCAGCGCGCCGATGGCGGCGATCAGCAGCACGATCGGGTGTGCCGCCATCACGCCCCAAACGGCGGACAGCGCGCCCTGCACCGCTTGGAAGTTGCTCACCAGCTTCGGCGCCAGCTCCATCAGGCTGCCGATACCGCTGACCAGCTTGCCGCCCACCGCCAGCACCGGGCCGATGGCCGCGGCCACGCCCGCCAGCTTGATGATCGTCTCCTGCATCTGGGGCGACATGCCCTCCCACGCGGCGCGCAGGCCGGACACGGCGTTCTTCAGTCCCTCGGCCAGCCCCTTGATCAGCGGCGCAGCGGCGTTCACCAGGTCCGCGCCCACGATTTTCAGCTCGTTCATCGTGGTCTTGAACTGATCGATTGGGTCCAGCGTATTTTCAAATGTCTGGTCCACGCTGTCGCCGTAGTCCTTCACGGCGTTGGCCAGCTCGTCGAATGAAAGCCGGTTCTCCCGGATTGCCTTGGCCATGGCCGGGCCGGCCTTGCTGCCGAACAGCTCCGAGGCGATCTGCATGGCCTTTGTCTCGTTGGACGCGCCCCGAATGCGGCCCATCAGCTCGTTCATGGCCTGGCCCATGCTCTTTCCGTCCTTGGTGGCGTTCTTCAGCGCGGCCTTCAGGCCGGTCATCACGCTGCTCGCGTCCACGCCCTGCTTGTTCAGGTTCGCCAGGAAGCCGACGGCGCTGTTGTAGCCCATGCCCATCTCCCGCAGCGCGGTGGCGTTGGCGGTCAGGTCTCCGGTCAGCTTGTTTACGTCCGTGCCGGTGTCCTGGGCGGCCTTGTTCAGCACGTCCAGGAAGTCCCCCGCCTCCTCGGCGCGCACGTTCATGGCCGCCATGGCCGCCTGTACGCTGTCGATGGACGACGACACGTCGGTGTCGTTCAGCTCCGCGAATTTGATAAACTTCCCGGACAGATCCTCCAGCGCTTTCCCTGTCAGGCCGAATCGGGTGTTCACCTCGCCCACGGCCTCGCCGGCGGTGCGGAAGTCGGTGGGGATGGAGGTCGCCAGGTTCTTCGCCGCTTCCTCCATGTCCTCCAGCGCCTGGCCGGTTGCGCCGGTCTTTTTGACGATGATGTCCAGGCCCTCGTCCACCTCGTTGAAGGCGGCCACCGCGGCGGCGCCCACGGCCACGATGGGCCCCGTGACGTACTTCGTCATGGCGGTGCCGGCTTTGGTCATCTTGTTGCCGACGTCCTTCACCTTCTGGCCCGCCGCGGCGATCTGCTGGGCCGACACGCTGCTGAACTCCTTCATCTGGTCGGTCAGGCTCTTCAGATCCTGCTCTGTTGCCACGATCTCCCGCTGGAGCGCGTCATATTGCGCCTGGGTGATCTCCCCATTGGCCAGCTGCTGCTCGGCCTGGGCAGCGGCGTCCTTCAGGGCCTTCAGCTTCTCCTCGGTGCCCTGTATGGCGTCGGTCAGCTGCCCCTGCTTCTGCGTCAGCAGCTCCACGTTGCCCGGATCCAGCTTCAAAAGCCGGTTGGTGTCCTTCAGGGCGGCCTGGGTCGCCTTGAGCCTGCTCTCGACGCCCTTCAGCGCGTCCTGTAGTTTGGTGGTATCGCCGCCGAGCTCGATGGTGATACCCTGTATCTGCTTCCGCGCCATCGTTCAGCCTCCCGTCAGAATTTATCGAAATCCTCCTGCGTGGGCACCTCGTCCCACTCCGCCTCGTCGTTTCCCCGCTCCGTGGCCATGTCCACCACCATTCCCGCCGTCACCAGCTTCAGGTCCCTCATGCTCAGCCCGATTTGAAGGCAGCGCAGCAGAAACAGCGGCGTTGTCATGGGCCGGTCTATGGCTCGACTTTTTTTTTCGGGGTGACTGTGGTCTTTTCGTTCAGCCGCCACAGCTCCACGATCTGCGGCAGTTTGAAGTAGATGCTGAATACGTCGAAGCCGTCCAGCCATTCCTCCACCGTGTCCGGCACGCTGTCGTCTGCGTGCTTTGCCATGGTATAGGCCACGTCCTCGAACAGGTTCAGCACCTCCGGCGACAATGCCGACGCCTCGGGGCTTTCCCCTTCGGTGGACGTTTTCAGCTTGGCTATGTCCTCGAAGATGTCCCGCCCGAATTTCAGCCGGTACACCCTCGGCAGCGCCGCCGACACCTTGAACGTCACCAGCCTGCCGTCGATCTCGATCTGCTTCCTGATCGCCATATCGGTTCCCCTTTCCTTTGTCACATTTATGTAAGGGCGGCGATGCGCCGCCGTCCACTGTTTTCAACGTCAAAAATGGGGAAGGCCCTCATGGCCCTCCCCTCGTCGATCAGCCGCCGGCGCCCGTCGGCGCCACGAACTCGTGAACGCTGGTATACCAGTTGTCGTATACCGTCGCGTCGGTGTTCGCGCCGGTCCTGGATTTCACCGGGCCGCCGTTCGGCAGCGCCTTTGCGCTGATGGTCATCGCCTCGGTCTGAACCTCGATGTTCTCGCCCTTGGTCTGGCCCTCGATGGTATTCTGCGAAGCCGTGCAGTTGTAGAGCACATGCCGGATCGCGTTCACGTCGCCGGTGAACTCGAACAGCAGCGCGAAGTGCCCCTTCTGGGGGTTCGCTCCCTCCACCAGCACGTTCTTACCATCCATGGTCTCGCCAAAAGCCAGCACCCGCAGCCCGTCCGGGATCAGTGCCAGCACGACGTCGCCGTCATAGCTGGCGTTGTCGCCAAGCTCGAAGTAGCTGCCGTCATCGGCGTAGAACACATACGTGTCGCCGTTCTTGCTCAAACTTGCGCTCACCGCGCCGGGAATCGCCACAGGCGTGCCGAAGGTCGGCGTGCCGTCGCTGGCGAACGTCACCGTCGCATAGTGGACATTTTTCAGTCCGTAACGTACCTTGTTAGGCATCGGTCAGTAACACCTCCGTGTTGTAGGTCGTTATGTAAGTCTTCTCGCCGTCGTCGTATTCCTGATCCGGCTGGTTGAAGGTCATCTCCCCGGCGGTCAGCGCCGCCTCGAGGGCGTTTTGCAGCACGAAATCCGGGGCGACGGTGCAAAGCTCGATGGTCAGTTCCACGATCTTGACGTAGTTCACGCCGTCCGCGTGGAAGTCCGCCCGGTCTGTGTAGCTGAAATAGATGTACGGCGGCCCCTGGGGGCGCTGGCCGTCCTCGTCGTCGAACTTGCCGTAGGCGTTGGGAATGCCGAAGCCCGCGATCATCGCGGCGATCTGTGCGCGCGTCATAGCTTCCTCAGCACCTCCCGTTCAAATGAGGATCATCTGAACCATTCC